TTTTCTGCCATGCGGAACCACCAATGATCGTCGTCCATTGGGTTGGTATCCATGATGATGCCGTGCCAGCTTGCACCGCCATCTCGTTTTGTTGGGTATCGTCCGACGCGATGGGTCAGACCGTCGATGACTGCTTTGGGTAATTCACGCGCTTCGTTCACCCATGCGCCGGTCAACTCCAACGAGAGCAGCTTTCTGACATCCTTTGGCTGATCCAGCGCAAGAAATATCACCTCGCAATCGATACCAGCAGCACCATCTCTGGCGGGTAGTCGGATGTGGTGGGTAATCGGTGGTGTCCACAGGAGTGGACCGAAGGTACTCTCTGGAAACAGGTCTATCCATGTCTTGATGGTCGTTGTTTTCAGCATCGGGTAGCTGTTTCGCACGATGGCAAAGCGGCTGTACTTGATGCCATCTACGGGACTAGGCTTTTGCTGAACGGCCTTCATCATGATTTCAGCGCAGCAGGCGTATGACTTACCCGACCCTACTGGTCCCATGATGCCGCGCACGAAAGCTTTTGACTGCAAGAACTTCCAGACCATTGGGCTGGTGGAGAAGTCAAGGTTTAGCCCTGTGGTGGGCAATGCTTTACTACTCGACTCTTTGGTTTTCATGGGCTGGCTCTATGTCGATGATTTCGGGTGCTTTGACGTTAATACCAATGACACTCGGCTTATCGGATTCTTCGACGGTATCTAAGAGGCCACTTGCCTTTGCTAGTATTCGTAGCACACCGACTTTATCGTAGAGTTCGATGTCCAATGTCCTGATGCACCCGCCTTCTTTGTCGTACTTCTCATTGACCTTGATGGACTTGATGGCTTGCAGGGCGTGTTCGGGCATATCCTTACTAGCTTTGACTTTGATATTGCCTTGATCATCCCACTCCATAATGTCGGTAATCTTGGTATTGGCAATAGTCAACAACGAGTAGGCGACGGCTTCTCGGTTCTTAGCGATGGTCGTTGACCCACCCAGCCGTTGCTGAACGGTTCTGATCCCACCCCAGTTCTTTAATGAGGGTATTTGTTTATTGACGGCCATAGTTGTTAGCCCCGTCTTTCCGGGGTGTCCGCAGAGTCAGTCAACACTTGGAGGTATTGACTTCTGCTGCCGCTGTTAGCAGGGAGAAAAAACGAGAAAAAACCTGCGCCACCTTCGGCTGGGCAACCCGTCATTAGTTACAGGTTGTGTTGCAGCTTACACCAAAATGGCAACAGGTTACACAGGTCATGCACTTGCCTTGGTCGCAATAGGTACGATCTGTGCAGGAAGCGTAAACGAGAGGGGCTGTGATTGCCAGCCAGAATGCGAATAGGTATTTCATGTGGCTCCTTTAATAAGGGTTAGGTGGGGTACTCGCTGCGCCTGTGGAACTTCTGCCGCAAGGGGGCATATGCCGAACCACAGTATCCGCTTTCCCCGTGGCAACTATATCAGAATGGTATTTCCTCATCCAGCGTCTCTTTCCTATCGCCGGGGGCATACCCATTGCCTTTATCTATCAAATGCTGACTCATTGTCGGCTGTGCTGGGACCATATTTCCTAATGAGATATTGAAAAACGTATCTCCAGCCTTAGTCTTCTTCTCCCATGCTGACAGATAAAACTCCTGTCCATTCAACTTCAACTTCCCAGACCAATCCGGACTATCTTCCTTCTTCTTCTTTTTATTCAAAAACAGATTCCCTCTGTCATCTTTCAACTCATACGGCGTTGTATACCCACTCATATATGACTCTCCTAAGAGATTACTAAAAGTTATTTGCACTTCTGTGCAGAACTACTATACTTCATTTCGGGGCTATGACCCAGCCCTCCCGTAGGTAGCTTGCGACCAAGGGAATAAACGTGGCGAATAGGACGGTACTCCTTATTCATACCCCCGGATGGGATCAGGTAGAGAATATCGGGACACATAGTTCTTGCAGAGTCTGACACCTCTGTTAGCCTAGATAAACAAGAGCAAGCATCCAGCAATGGATTCTACCCATAAAAAAATATGGGTTAGGTGTTCTATCGTCCACCCCGTGAGGTATCTAGCCTCAACCTCACCACTACCGGACCCACTCCCATCCCAGAGGAACCGAGACCCCCCATTTTATATAATTAAAAGTTCTAAACCTCCCTCGGTTCCGGGCCGTCACGTTATAAACAAGGCAGTGGAACACGGCCATCGCAGCAGTTCCTTTGGCTGCCGCTTGGCCTAGTTGACAACAAATGCCGTAAAACTGCAAATTCTGGCAAAAAAATGAGTTAGGTCCCCACATCGGTAGGGGCGATAGGGGAGGGGGCAAGGGTGGGTTCCTGTCGCAGGCGTTGCACGAACCATGCGAGTCGATGAGGGGGTTCGCGACGATGCACACGCCATGCTTCGAAGACCTCGGCAAGTACACGCTCAAATGAGGCCTTGCTGACTGCATACGTAACAAGGGACGCAGCCGCAGCACGGTCTTCTGGAGTTATGATTCTGGCAATGTTGGCTTGGTTACAAGCAGACTTCCACATTGATAACAGTTCATCCAAACCTAGTTCATCCTCACCCTGTTCCTTTGCCGTTACTGCAACATTGTTAAACGGTTCTTTATCTTGATTTAACAATTCGATAGTTTCCTTTTCCTTCCATGCTTGCAAGGTTGGTGGCAGGTCTTCGAACTTGATCGCATCCATCAGGTTACTATTTGACAATGTTTCATCATAGACAACCCTGATGATCTGCGCTGTCTTGCCGTAGCTGTGATTCTTAACTACTTTGAAATAACCTAGCTCTCTTAGAATCCTTATCTGCCTGCCTGCTGCCTGCCTTGATACGCCGAGTGCCTTGCCTACGTTCTCATGTGACGGCCAGCACAATCCGGCTCTGTTGGCATAACTGCATACTGTTAGCAATACGCGCATGGCCGCTGGTCTTATCCTTCTGTCTGCTGCTGCCCTGATCGGCACAATCGAATACTTCCGCAAGTCCTGCGGTCTATGCTGCTTAATGATCGGCTCATCCGGTAGCTCAAAGCTTTGCATTAGTTATCATCCTGCTAAGTTTATCTTCTGTACTCTCTCTGCTGCGGTAATATTCCCTGACAGCCGCTTCCACAATACTCACCCTTGACCTGCGTTGATCTGCCGCAAGCTTGTCGAGCATCTCGCGTACTTCTGGACGCAACCTTAATAGAGTAGCCTTATGTGCCATTTGCGGAATCTATCACAATGCAGGCAATGATTAAAATATATTACTTGTCATTTGCCAAGTAGTGCCTATACTTCAATCCGCAGCACTTGATAAACGTCTAAACCTAAAAGGAAATGACATCATGAATATCAATTACCAGATTGCAAATACTATTCACTCGCAAGTCGTTGGTTCAACTTGCGTTGCCCCTTGGTTACTCGCCGAAGATGAAACTTATGTGAGCACGTTAGCCGATATGGTTAACAGTGGCGCGTCAATAGATGACATCAAAGAAAAGCTTGTCGAATACGTCAACAATAACTATTGATTCAAACCTGCCGCCGGTCAGTTACCGGCTTTCCTAACCTTCTCGGAGTACGCTATGCAAAAGCAAAGATTAACTAAAGAACAAAAAGCCGCTGTAGCACGTTACGAATTTTGTTTACGCGAAGAAGATAGATACCTTGGCAGCGTATTTGCTAACGCTGTAGGACAGAAACGAGTCGAAGAAAATACTCGCCAAGCTTACGAAGCCGCTAAAAGGCTAGGTGTTAATCACCTTTGCTAATTCAACCCGCCCCTTCGGGGGCTGTCAAACCTAAAAGGAAACGACAAATGAAAATCTCAGTAACTTCAAAGCTTGACGGCATCCGCTCTTGGTCTTTGCAGGCCATTGATACCTGTCCCGGTTCTGTTGCCGCTCCGGGTGAATTAGTCGATGCTTGCAAGGGATGCTATGCAACGACAGGCAATTATCGCTTTGCCAATGTAAAGGCTCCAAGGCTACACAATAAAGAGGATTGGAAACGGATGACATGGTCGGATGACATGGTTGCCGAGCTATCCAAAGATAGGTTTTTCCGCTGGTTTGATTCGGGTGATATGTACACCCTAGCTCTTGCCGAGAAAATCCTAGAGGTTATGAAACGGACACCATGGTGCAATCATTGGCTACCGACCCGGATGTACAAGTTCCCGAAGTTCAGACAAGTATTGTCGGAAATGCAAGCATTAAAGAATGTTTCCGTGCGGTTCTCATCCGACAGCGTGACAGGTGAGTACACAAAAAGCTTGCATGGCTCAGTAATTATCCCGACAGCCGAAGATGTCAAGAAGGGGATGACACTTTGCCAAGCTTATGAAAACGAGGGCAAGTGTAACGGATGCCGAGCCTGCTATGACAAAAAGGTCAAGGTCATTGCTTACCCG